AAGAGAGGAAGATAGCCTGCTTCATAGCAGTTAACCATCGCTTGTTTGGTCATATCAGCTGCTGACCCTTGAATAAGTTTATTAAGAGCTTTGTAAACAAATGCTCTTTTGATTTCTCCGTTGTATTCATGCACTGCTTCTTTGTGCTTTAACGGTCTACCTGTTCCATACTTCAGAGGTTCCCACATATCAAAGTGGCAACGTCTACCTAATATGGTTTTAATATATCCTTTTGAGTTAGCACTACGCATAACTGAATCAGCTAACTGTCTGACGAATGGTGCATAAGTATTAAACTTACCTAGGATTTCTGAAGCTTCATCAACGGTAACACCTAATTGATCTGCCAGTTTACCTTTTCCCATTCCATACATTATTCCTAGTCCTATTGTCTTTGCAGTTTTTCTGTCAATGTCCACTAGGTTGGCTACCTCTTGGTGGAAGTCAGCATCACCTTCATGGTAAGCATCAGCAATTGCATCTGCTCCGTCGTATCTGGATCTACTGGCATAGTGCGTCAGGATCCTTGGCTCTTGTTGAGAGAAGTCAGCCGAACACCATTGCTCTCCTTCTTCTGGTAAGAACAAAGATCTAATCAATGGACCTATCTCTTTATTACGAGCTGGAACTTGTTGTAAGTTCGGATTGCTCATGGACAACCGACCTGTGACAGTTCCTCCTGATTCTCCTTTCAACTGTCTAATCTCAGCATGAATCCTTCCGTTATGTTCGTGCTTCAGAATAGAATCAATAAACGTACTGTGTGTTTTGTTGACTTCCCTGGCTTCTCTAATTAATTGAGCAATAGGGTGAGAGTGATTTTCTAAGAACGCTTTAGTGAAGCTAGGCTTCCCGGTTGGAGTTCTTAAATAAGTTAACTTCAAAGCATCAAATACTTTAGCTAAAGAGTTGGCTGCCCATAACTGTACTTCCGGGACACCAGCTTCTTTCTTTATTTGTTGAACAATATTCTTCTCACGTCTAATTAATTGCTTCTTTAATGTTTCGGCTCTCTCTAAATCAACGCGAACTCCTTTTTGTTTCATCGCTAAGATGACAGGAAGCACTCTCATCTCTAAATCGAACACATTCCAAAGGTTCTGTTCCTCTATTAAAATCTTGAAATGATTCCATAATTTAAGCGTGAGGGCGGCGTCCTGTGTTGCATAAGTACCCACATAAGCGGATGGTAAGCGCCACATTTCAGCCTTGGGATCCAATCCCCACTCCTCCGCAGCAGCATTTAGTTCAGCTTCTGTCTTGCCTTCATTTATGTATTCGCGACCCAAAGCATTCAGTGAATACCAGTATTGATTCTCGTCAATGAGTGGAGCAACGACCATGGTGTCAATAATTCTGCCATTAACAGAAACACCTTCTTTCGCTAACCAACCTACATCGTAAGTAGCGTTGTGAAATATCTTATCGCTATCGGTGGCACATATCTTTTTGGTGAACTCTATGACTTTCTTTTTAGTGAAGTTGAAACCAGCTTCATGTCCAAAAGGAAAGTAATCTTCGTAACCGTCAATAGCAAAAGAAATACCCACAACTTCTCCATCTCCTCTGATGTACCCCGGACCTTTCTCTTTCAAGTTAGGATCTCTGGTCTCAAGGTCAATGGCAATTTCTTTGGCCTGACATAATTTTTCTGTTGGGAAACTATCTGGTGCAATCCACTCCGTGGGGGGTTTATAAACAAAACTCATATAACATACCTGTAGTAATCATCTTGGGCTTGGATTAAATATAGATTATCTATTGTGCGTGTAACCGCAACATAGAACTGTCTGTGTAGCCCGTCTGGTTGTAACATAGAAGTTCGCTTCTGTGATTTAGATAAATCCAAATACACAGCTACGTTCTTCGCTTCCCCACCTTTTGCCTGGTGAATTGTGGAAATGACAATGCGTGGTTCTCCATATAGATCTTCGTCATTCTTTAGTGCTTTCTCGATAAAACTTCTTCTTTCTACGTCTATTGTTTTTTCAAAAACCGTTTTCCATTCCTGACCTAAACAGTCGGGTTTAAGTCCATAGTTGTCTATGATCTGTTGAAGGGAAAGCGATTGACCCTGATTGGGGGCTTGGGAAACTTGTGTGATAAATCCTCTCTTAACACCTGTCTTACCTAAATAAGTATATAGATCATCTAGTTCAGCCAAGGTTATTTCTTCTTCGTCATTTAATCTCTCCCAAATCTTAATAGCTGCGATCATTTTACGAGGGATATATCTGTAATGATTATGGGTAAAAGGGTAACCATTATCTATTAAGTACTTTCTAACGTTATACCCCTTAGAAGCATCCGTTAACATATAGTCACAAGAAGCTAGGACTAACCAATCCCCTTCTTCTAATGGGAGTAGTTCGACTGAGCTCACTTTATTAACTGTACCTTTTTCTTCTCTAGGCCTGTAACTTTTTGGCTCACGCTGTACTATACGTTTTGATATACGCTCAGCTATTGGGTGTACCTTTGACGGAATGCGATAAGACTGGTCTAGAATAATACTTGTACCTTCATACTTAACAAAACGTTGTGGCCTTGCTCCATTCCATTCATATATAGCTTGGTCATCATCCCCAGCAATAAAAGTTTTCTTTGCGTTTAAAGCTAACTTATCCACCAATCTCCAATTCAATTCTGCCAGATCTTGTGCTTCATCCACAATCAACACATCTAATTCAGGTGGTGTACCGTCGTCCAAAAACTTATTAATCATGTCCGCGAACGAATAAACCGGGGGAACTCTAGACAGCCTAAAACTCTCCCAAGCTTCAGCTATCGGCTCCAACATGTGAGTCACTACTCCTCTTCTTTGTTCTTTCTCCAGAGACAATCGTTCATCTTTAAGTGAACGACAGTTAGCTTTTGAACGTTCAATAATATCGAAGTAGGGATCTTGGACTACGGACCTAACGCCTCTAGAAGTAGAGCCATATTTCTTGGTTAAATTAAACTCGTATTCTTCTAAGAAATCAAAGATGTCTCTGCCAGTCATTACTTGTGATATTCCCATGATACGTTTACAGAAAGCATGGCTCGTACAGAAGTAAGGCATCTCATCAAACCCCAGTCCGAATCTTAAATGTGCTCTGTTCTTTCCTTCCTCAGCAGCTTTAACAGAGAAAGAAATGAACGCAATCTTTTCAGGGGGAGTACCTTCATCAAGATACTTCTCAATGATGTTCATTAAGGTGGTGGTCTTACCTGTCCCCGGTGGACCAAAGTATTTTGTTATTCTTCCCATGGCAATGCGTCTTTAACTGCTTTAAAATCTGTGGAGTCTATTGAACTTTCATCCACTTCATATATATCTAATATCCAAATCTTTTTATTTCCTACGGTTCTGTCTATGTACTTCGCTATGTTGGTTGCTCCCATGTGTTTTAATTCAGTAAACACTTCCGCTTCTTTAATATGACGCATCTTCTTAAACTCTTGTATGAAGATAACGACATCTCTACCTGTAAACCACCACTGCTTTTCTCCCTCTTCTTCAAATCTGAATACTCCGTTCGAGGCTATAGATAATCTTGAAGAAGATTCTGATAATCTACAGAACTCATATATAGCTTCTTGAAGTAATCCCTGTTTGGTCATATCTGCTGGGACTTCAACTTCCTGTACGTCCTGTAATAAAGTATTTAACTTCGCTACCCAATCTGATTTCTTTACATCAGGAGGACAGATGTTTAAAACTTCCATACACCTTTGCTGATACATTGAAAAGTTATGTAGTTGTTTAGTGTCTAATACTATTGTTCTTCCGTCTACATCTAAATGCCATAAAGGTGGATCTGTTAGATATTTTCTTAAACCGCCGAAATTTGGATCTCTTTCTGACGCATCTATGCCGTGCCTACGTGTTACACAAATACCGCTTTGGCAGAAATCCACTAAAGGTTGTTTACTGCATTGGTATCTATATTCTGATTTTTCTAGGCTTTGGATGATTGTATTTAATTCGCTATGTGAGAGAGGTTTGCTGCATACGGTTTTATTTATTTCTTGTAGTTGGTCTTTCCATTCCTCTCCTTCTGGGTAGACTTTGCGTAAGAACACGCCGTAATTTAGTAAAGCATTATTACGCATTCCTTCTGGGATTCCATTTAACTTCATGTGAACTAAACAAGGAGGGGCCTCATCCCACATTGTTCCTTCTTTAGTGACTTGTTTCTTTCTGCTTTTCTTAACCGGGATAAATTTATCTAGTTGTGCTTCGGTAATTGAAATTTTTTCTACGAGCTCAAAGAACTCGTCTATGTCTGCTGCTTCTCCGTCTGGCTTTAGTGCGTATCTGGTGGTGTCTTCCCCAGCAAAGTAAGGCATGTTTAACCAATTACCTGTCTGCCTTTCCTTTGGTAATTGTTTAGACCACTCATATTGTTTAGGGAATATTTCATCTCCCGTTCTCCCCATGGCTGCTGCTATCTCTTCTAGCTTGCCCTGAAATTTAAAAGCTGGAATAGGTTGCTTAGTAAATAAGAATAAATGAACTCCTCCTGATTTGGTCATGCAAGGCAGCAATGGTAATTGCATCTCCTCAATCTTTTGGATTAGACCTTTTGTATCAATCGGATATTCATCCACATCAATACACCCCCACTTACAAGTTTCATCATCTGTAAGCGGAATTACACCAATAGATGTATTACCTTTCAAGTGACTTTCCCACAAATCTAGAGTCAAAGGCTCCTGTAGGGTCCGTCCTCGACCGTCTTTCTTGACTCCTTTAGCAGTATTCTTTTGCCCAGTTATTTCATAAATGCCGTGCGCTCTATCTAAACCAGAGAATACTTCCTTGAATTTTTTCGCGATTTCTTCCATATAATCTCAAAGAGAAGGCCTCGATATTTCAAGTGAGTAAAATATCGAGGCCTAGGTTGATTAGTCTTCCCAATCCTTGTTGGAATCAGACTTATCCTCTATTGCTGAAGACTTTTGACCGGGTAACTGGTCCATGCCTCCAGAGGAACAAAACTTAGAGAAATCTTCTGCCTCTTTAAAGAGGTCAACTTCTTTCTCCGCCAAGATCCTTTCTTGGGTAATGCTATAGCTATACCACGATCCACGATCATTGGACTCCACCTGCGTTTTTAAACTATACCAGTGCGAGTATGCAGGAGGAGTATATAACCCCTTAGCACCTTGCAGCTTAGTACCTTGGATCAAAGTGTTCCAAGAACGCGAGTGTTTAAGTTGAGATCCTGTCATATTAATGACACACCTTTGAGGTGAATCATCAACCAGCGCGTAGCCATAATGGTTGGCAGTTGTAGTCAGTTGGGTATCCCCTCCTGGCGTAACTAACCTACCTTGACCGTCGCGTGTGCATCGGTTCAACAGATCTGAATCTGCGGAATGCACGGTAACAAGTCCACCACCTTTCTCCCTCAAACGCCACTCGACTAGAGTTTTGTTGTAGTAGACAGGTAGAAATAGCAGACCTTCGTCGCCACTTATACAAGCATTGTTACCTGAAAAGAAGATGTCTCCTTCCTCTGCGTCTGCAACATAGTCCGAACTGGTTTTCTGTCTTTGCGGAGACATTGCCTGGACTATACTGACACGCGGAGTCTTGAGATCTTCCGCACCCACATCTCCGAAACCTTTTTCTTCGATGTTTTCAAAAAGGGACGTTAAGGCCGTCCCATTACCATTTTTCTTCGTTGCCATTTTTTACTCCTTCTTTCTTCGTTCAACGATTTATTTTTGTGCGCTTGCCTTGATACACAGAGAATCTCTTCTGTACATCTTGGTCAAACGATTTATTCCCTGATTCTATTTGTTCTTTGACAAATGCCCTCAGAGTGCTTGGGTGAACCGCTTCCTTTTCCTCGGGTAAGAACCCTTGTTTAGTTAACGATGCAACCAATTCTTTTGCGAGATCATCTTCACCCTGACCGAACGAAAGCGTCATTGTGTTTTTTATGATGTCTCCATGTCCTTGTTCTCGTAGCCATGCGTGAGCTGCTTCTGTGTTGTCAGCAGAAATACGAGCACTGTAAAAAGGATCCGCAGAGATGCGAGATCCGTCATTTAATTTAATGTCTGTTACGCCAAGTTGTGCTAACTTGTCTGGTATGAGTTGTTCAGAAAGTTCCCTCTCCTGTTCTTTCTTTCTTTTTAGTCTTTCTTCTGCGTTTCCAATATCTGCCTGAACTCTAAGCAGTTTTTGGCAGAGTGCACTAAGGTCCCCAATAGAATCATCAGAGATTTCTTCAACAGCTTTTGTTGTGCTCTCTTCAAATAGTTCATTTATCTTTTCCATGTTTACTCCTTATATCTACTACGTTATCTTTCTTAGCAACTTCGGGCCAAGGAGAAGATTTCAACGGCTCTAAAGTAAATGAGATATTACCAGTCGACAATCCAACTACCTCAACCACACCAGTTGGTTTATCTAGAGTAGTGTAGGTATATCTCAGCGCCTCATCTAAAGTGCCAAAGGCCCCTATTGTATAAGGTGCTAGAAAATCGTTGGGGTCGGTAATGTCTATGAAGAATTCATGCGAGGTATTGTCATAAAATACCTCCACTTGTAGTCTGTTTATTCGTCCGTTTTCTTTTCTTTCTTTCATCATCAACTCAAAGTTGCAAGAGCATCATATCATCTATATAATATATTGCAACACTTAAAGATGTGTTTGAATATATAACGAAGAATAAAGGACGGAACTTATGAAATTGAATGACTATGAATTTAAGAGCGAACCATACGAGCACCAATTAGAAACTTTACAGTCAAGTGCACATCGTAACCTATTTGCCCTCTTTTTGGAAATGGGACTTGGCAAATCCAAAATACTTTTAGATAACGCAGGTATGCTATTTGAAGATGGCAAAATATCTGGACTACTTATAATTTCTCCCAAAGGTAACTTACGAAATTGGGATGTTAATGAAATTAATAAACACTTACCAGAACGTATTGAAAGAAAAGTTTTGGTGTGGCAACCCAACCACACTCAAAAATGGTTATATGAATATAAGAAAATGGTAACTGAACCAAGTGAAGGGACCTTAAATATATTTTTAGTAAATGTTGAGGCATTCGCTACAGTTAAGGCATGTAAATTTGTAGAGGAATTTTTGGTTACCCATGATGTGATGATGGCAGTAGATGAATCAACCACCATTAAGAATCCAAAGGCCAAACGAACAAAGCATTTAATTAAGTTAGCCCCACTAGCTGACTATAGAAGAATCCTAACGGGCTTCCCTATTACTAAAGCACCCCTTGATTTGTACTCACAATGTTATTTCCTTTCTCCAAATCTATTGGGGTTCAGCAGCTTCTATGCCTTTCAAGCCAGGTATGCCATAACACAAAGAAGACAAATGGGCAGTCATGCTTTCCAGCAGATAGTCGGATTCCAAAAGCTTGAGGAGCTACAAGAATCAATTAAAGATTTCTCTATTAGAAAGGTTAAAACAGAATGCTTAGATCTTCCTGAGAAAGTATATGTAAGAAGACACGTCGAATTAACCGACGAACAAAAACGAGCATACGGAACCATGAAGCGAGAAGCCTTAATGATTTTGAATGATGAACTCTTCTCCACAATGAATATGCTTACTCAGTTAATGCGTTTACAACAAGTAGTGGCTGGCAGTCTTCGTAATGAAGAAGGGGAAACTATTGTTTTAAAGAACAACAGGATACAAACGGTGTTGGATCTACTGGAAGAGACATCTGGGAAAGTTGTAATCTTTGCCGTATTCCAAACCGACATACAAGAACTAGAAAAAGCCATAGCTAATAAATATGGAGAAGGTGCTGTAGCCTCTTATTACGGTAAAACACCTCAAGACGAACGTCATAGTATTATTGAAAAGTTTCAAGACCCAGCGAACGAACTTAGATATTTTGTGTCTAACCCACAGACAGGTGGTAGAGGTATCACTTTAACTGAAGCGAGCACAATGATCTTTTATTCTAACTCCTATGATTTGGAATTAAGAGTACAGGCCGAAGATCGTATTCACAGAATAGGTCAGGAGCATAGTTGCACCTATATTGATCTAGTCTCAGAAGGCACAGTAGACGAGCAGATACTAAGGAACCTACTAAATAAAGTGAAAATTAGTAATGAAGTTTTAGGAGAGGTTCGCAGTTGGTTTGAATGATGTATAATTAAAAGATGTCTTCTTTTGATGATTATTTAAAACAGAGTGAAGTAGAGTCTGCAATAGCAGACATAGTAGGACAAATTTACCCTATTTTAGAGGGAGCTACTGAAGAATTAAGTCCTTGGGAAATAACTACAGCTCTAACTATATTAGTATCTAATATTGCTGTTCAGAACGATATGGATAAAAGAGTATTGGTTAACTTCTTAGCTTTCTTACTAGACACCACCGAAGCTTATACTGTCCAATTTGGTGAGGTTATCCCGGTACCCTCTATTAAACGACACTAGAAATGGAACAGGCCGTACAGTTTATCAATGAGGTAGGTTTCCCTATAGCTGCGGCGTTGGGGCTAGGTTTTTTTATTTGGAAACTTATTAATAGAATTATTGACGGCATGGAAACGAAAGTTGACGTGCTTGACGATAAGGTTGCTGACCAAATAGAGCAAATGGAACAAAGACTTGGGACAAAATTAGACTCACAACACGGTATATTAGTTGCATTAATTGATAGAGTCCGTAGTCTAGATAATGAGATTATTAGGCAAGATACTTTAATTAAAACTATTTTAGGAGTACCACAACTAATTGATAGTAATAAAATAGCTAAGGCAGATAGAGATGACCAAAGGAAAGATTAAAAAACAGAAAGACAATCATGGAGAAATATTGTTTATAGTATCTCTCCTTATCACTATAGCTGTCATGGTGATTATATCTTTATATACTGGGAAGATTTCGTCTTCTCCGTTAGTTCACGAATTTAAAAATCCTAGCTTTAGTGGTGTAGGGGCTTCAGCACATTATCTAACTATAGATGAACAAGAGACTAAGCGTAGAGATGAATTAGCAGAGAAGATACAATCAGAATTGGAAGAGATAGAAAGAGAAATAGAGAACAGCACACTTAATAAATTCTTAAACAACCTACAAAGCCGTATCTTCAGTAATCTCTCTAGAGATATTTCAGACATGCTTTTTGATGAAGACGGTGGAACAGGTGGAACAATAGAACTAGAAGGTAATCAAATATCATTCTCCAATGATGGAGAATACATAACCCTAACTGTTATAGCAGAAGATGGCTCAATAACTGAGATTGTAATCCCAATTGGGATTTTTGGAATATGTACGTCAGACTGTGGTGTTTAGTTCTAATAGGGGTTCTTACAGGTTGCGCTTCGTTCGCCCCTCCTAGAGCCGAGAACTGCCTTATTGTAGGTCTTACTTGCCCAGAAGATGCCAGAGTAGAAAGAGTAACCTTACAAAAATTACTGGACCTCCCAGCTCCAAATCAAAAAGCAGTAGTAGCTGTATATGAATTTAAAGATCTAACTGGTCAACGTAAGCCTTCAAATAAGATGGCTTTATTTTCCACAGCAGTAACCCAGGGAGCAGACAATTATTTAATTGAGGCTTTAAGAAATGCAGGTAAAGGGGAGTGGTTTGTTGTAGTAGAGCGTAGTGGATTAGACCATTTAACAAAAGAAAGACAATTAATTAAGAGCACCAGACAAACTTATGACGGAGAGACAGGAAATACTTTAAAACCGATACTGTTTGCAGGTATAATCTTAGAAGGAGGAATCGTTTCCTATGAGTCCGATATAAGGACAGGAGGAAACGGAGCCAGATACTTAGGCATTGGTAATACTAATCAATACCGGGTAGACGACGTAACTGTATCCTTACGAGCTGTTTTAGTTCAAACAGGAGAAGTTATGCTAAACACTACAGTTAGTAAGACTATACTGAGTGCAGGTGTAAGTAGAGATGTTTTTAGATTTACAGAAGTTGGTAACACCGAATTAGTAGAAGTAGAGACCGGGTACACACAAACAGAAGCTACAGGCTATGCAACTAGGGCTGCTATCGAGACCGCAGTTTATACACTAGTTAAAGAAGGTCTTGAAAAACAATTATGGGACTTTGATTATTCATTAATAAGTGAGGAGTAAAATGAAAAATCTATTAAAAATATTGTTAGTTTGTTTTGTGGCCTCTGTAACAGCAGGGGATAATGATATATATCTAACCCAAAGCGGCGGTGGGGCTTTTAATCTGACTATTGACCAAATCGGAAACACGAACAAGGTTGGTACTTCAGGGACCAGATCTACCTTTGCAGGTGCATCAATAACAGCTGACATTAAACAACAGGGTAATACTAATACTTTAGCTAATGCAATTGCTCAAGCAGCAAGTTCTAGTTGGACTATGTACCAAATCGGAGACTCGAATACGTCAACAATAACCGCTGGTGGCAGTGGCGCTGTGACAAGCTCTGACTTTGACTATAGTGCTACAGGTAATACTAACGTATTGACTTGGTTACAAGGTAGTTCAAGTGCAGCTACAGGTGGAAATTTTGATGCGGTCATCACTGGTAACACAAATGATTTAAACATCAGAAGTGAGGTTATAGGTGCGGTTAATAACTGGACTATTGATGGAAACACAAATGACATTGATGTAACTCAGATTGGGACTGACGACAAAAGCATTACAGTCAGTCTTACTGGTGATAGTAATGATGTGGATATTGACCAAACAACAAGTGCATCAGGTGTAACGGACACTATAAATTTAGTTGCAGCTTCAACAAGCGGTACTATTAATATAGACCAATGCACTACTGGCTGTTAGTAGCCTTATTATCTGTTCCCCTGTATGCAGAGATTGGAGAAATCTCTGAACTACGTGGGAATGGAGAGATATTACGCAGTACGAATGGGGACAAGCTTTTAGCTGAATTGGCTTTAGGTATCTTTAGTAATGACGATGTAAGAACAGGTAATGGTCGTATGGCTCTTACCTTTTTAGATGATTCTGTTCTGAAACTAACAGAACACTCAAAGATTATAGTGGATGAATATATCTACGATCCTAACCCAGCCAAGAGTAAATTGGCCTTACGCATGGCTGGGGGCACAGCAAGATTCATCACAGGGAAGTTAGGTAGAATAAATAAAGAGAACATCTCTATCAGAACACCTTCAGCTAATATAGCTATCAGAGGAACAGACTTCACCACAACAGTAGATGAAATAGGAAGGTCCCTTATTATTCTCTTGCCTGATGAAGACGGTACGAGCTCAGGAGAAATCACCGTAGAAACCGCAGCAGGAGTAGAAGTTCTTAATAAACCTTTTCAAGCAACCATGGTCAGTGTTTCTGAAGCACCACCCACTAGGCCTGTTACATTGGTTAATATGACTTTAGGTTTAATTAATAATTTATTAATTGTTAACCCTCCTGATGAAGTACAAGAAGCGGTAGAAGATCAGAATGCTAAGAGCTCTAATGTCTTGGACGTAGACTTCTTAGAAGAAAACTTTGATGAAGATGAATTGGAAGAAGATGAACTTGAAATAGATAGGCTATCCATAGATTTATTAAACGTAGATTTCTTAATAGATTTATTGGCCTTCATAGAAGGAGAGGACGAAGTATCAAAAATAGGTGATGTAACTATAGAAGGAATAACTGCTGGGTATGACGCTAAGGCACAGGTGTATTCTTATGTTGATGGAGAGATGCTTACATTTTTTAGAAGTGTAGAAAACACAATAGATTTACAAATTGAAAAAAGTAGTGCTTATAATGTACAGATATTATCTGCTGGTAAGTTTATAAATATAACAGTGAACGGAGGAGGAAATGGTACGATTATTATTAATCAGTCTGATTAGTTTTCCTTTAGTTGCTGGAAACAATGCAATTACTATCCAACAAAAAGGCGATGACTCCATCATTAATATCAAACAAGTAGGCTACACCAACAACGCTACAGTCTATTGTGGTCTAAGCAACGGAATTTATTCTACTCATACTTGTACTAGGGCTACTATCAATCTAACAACTACAGGGTCTGGAAATACAACGAAGGCGTATTCTCAATGGTCCAATCATTCTGATAATAACTTTACAATTACCCAGACAGGGGATAATAATTATGGTTATCTAGATTTAGATCAAGATGATAACACAGCGGTCATAACGCAAAACGGGGATAGTAATCATGGGGAGATACTTATGGCAGGGGACGATACGTCCTATACGATTACTCAAACGGGTAATAACAAGTACGCTAAAATTCTTGCGTTTGGTGATGACGCGACTAGCACTATTACGCAGTCGGGTACAGGACAGCACAATGGATACATTTATAATTATAATCGTGCTGACGGTAACACTAGCACTATCACTCAGTCAGGGTCAGGCGACCATGACGCTGACATATTCTGGTATTCCGATGCGGACGACGGAACAGCCTCAATAACTCAATCAGGATCGGGGGATCATACTGCCAGGCTTAATTTCTATAAAGACGACTACAACGTAGCCGTAACTCAAAGCGGAGCAATAGATAAAAGTTTTACAGCGACCTACAACTGCGTAACCAATTGCACAAAGACAGTGACTATAACTCAATATGATTAAACGCTTAACCCTACCGGGACTAATGGTGTTATTAGCCTTACCGTTAGTTTTAAATTGGACACCTCTTGAAATACTAAAGTTAAAGGTATTTGATTCATGGATCAAGGACCAAGAACCTTCTGGTTTATTCGTAACTTTAGATATAACTGAAGAGGACGTACAGCAAGAAGGTGGGTGGCCTTTCCCTAGAAAGAGATTAGCAGAGATACACATGGACTTATTACATAGCGGGGCTATGGGTGTAGGTTATGTAATAGCTTTTAGTGAACCAGATAGATTTGGTGGAGATGAGGAGTTCGCCAGTGTACTTGGCTTATACCCTAGTGTGATAGCTATGTTTGAAACTAATAATAAAGAGTATCCTGCAACAACCGGGACAGTGATATTGGGAGATGACATAGGTGGTGTCATGCTTCAAGGGGCTACAGAGAATATTAAAATGTTAAGGGATAACGCTTATCAAGGAATATCCTCTGCCCCCATAGATGTTGATGGCTTAACAAGAAGACTACCTTTATTAATGCGTACTCCTGATGGCTGGACCCCTGCATTTGGAACCCAAATATTAAAAGTATTAGCTGGGGCAGACACCTATGTTATTAAGACAAATGAAAATGGGATAGAGCAAATAAGAGTAAAGGGAATTCCACCTGTATCTGTTGATTCTTTTGGACGTAAGTGGATCTCATGGGTAGATACACCTTCTACAACACTACAAGAAATGAATGTTAAAGATAAGTTCGTTATTGTAGGGGTGACGGCTAACGGAGTTATGCCTCAGTTGTCCACACCAGCTGGGCTAATGAATCCACATCATATACAAGCAGCTTTAGCAGAAAGTATTTTAATAGAGGACAGTCCTTACATACCAGATTACGCATTAGCTTTAGAGGTAGCATTATTATTGGCTTCTATCGTCGTTATGTGGATGCTATTGAACTATTTAGGTATAACCCTCGGAATAGCATACGCCTCTATCTTTATGCTCTCTACGGGGTTTTATGGCTATTGGACAGCACAGCAAGGAATGTTGGTCGATGTTACATGGACTCTTATATCTGAGTTTATAACTGCAACGGTGGCTTTTTATCTACGCTTCCGGGAACAATATAAACTTAGACAACAGATCAAGAAGCAATTTGAAACTTATTTAGATCCTAGACAAGTAGCCATACTCCAAAAGAACCCTGAACTTTTAAAGTTAGGTGGAGAACGAAGAGAGATGACCTTCCTTTTCATGGATATATGTGGATTCACTCCTATCTCTGAGCACTACAAAAACAATGATGACCCAGAAGGATTAGTATTATTGGTTAATGAGTTCTTGAACAAGATGACTAATATTATCTTGGCTAATGGGGGTACGATTGACAAGTACATGGGCGATTGCATCATGGCATTTTGGAATGCTCCTATTGAATGCACTAACCACGCAGAGATGGCCGTCAAATCAGGGATAGAAATAGAGGAAGAAATTAATGAACTCAAAAAAGAATACGACAGTAGGGGGCTGCCTCCGATTAATGTGGGTACAGGAATTAATACGGGTACTTGCATTGTAGGAAATATGGGGTCTGAAAGTAGATTCGATTACTCGGTTATAGGAGATGCAGTCAACCTCGCAGCTAGACTCGAAGCCACAGCAGGGAGAGGAGAATACTTAAATAATAAAACTATTATGTCTAGGGCTACGATGCTACAACTTCCTTCTGGATGGGTGGCTACAGAGATAGGTAATATCAAGGTTAAGGGTAAAGAAGAAGAGATAAGAATCTATTCACCTTCTTTCCCTAATAATATAAACTAAACTAATGTATGAATACAGTTGTAAAGTGGAAAGAGTTGTCGATGGAGATACTATCGACGTTGTGTTGGATCTTGGCTTTGATATTCTTTATAAGTCTCGCGTTCGTTTATATGGTATTGATACTCCCGAGTCACGGACTAGGGATCTTGATGAGAAGGCTAGAGGAAAGTTGGCTAAGAATTTCTTAAAAGACGCTATAGATCAGGGCGAAAAGGTTGTTATCCAAACAAAACTCAAAGACTCTAGGGGCAAGTTCGGTAGAGTGTTGGGTGAGGTTGTGGTTGACGGGGTAAACATCAACGTAAAGATGGTTGATGAAAACCACGCAGTAGCCTATTATGGACAGAGTAAAGACGAAATAATTGCAGAACATCGTAAGAATAGAGAGCAATTAATTAAGAGAGGACTATATGTCGAAAACAACTAGAAAGAGAGCTCGCACTACGTCAGGTCAGTTCAAAGCTGACGACCCCTCAACTCCAAATGTAAACGAAGCCTGGGTCGAAGGACCTAAGTATTTACGAATTGGAAATGAGATTACAGAACGATTGTCGAGCTATACTGAAGGATTGCAACGCAAAATATCGGAAACGTCACGGTAATTATAAAGCAGATCTGGTGATAAAGGTTATTCATAAGTAATATGTATAGTATATCATAAGTAAAATCTATGAGGAAGAGTCCACCGAGAAGTTTACGCGACAAACGTGGAACATCTTACGATCCGTCTAAGAGAAAATCCAAAAAGACCACGCAAGGTCAGTCCCGGAACTCCAAAATGAAAGGGACTAGAAAAAGATACAGGGGGCAAGGCTGAAAACAGAGACCATTTTAATCGCTGTTAACTTAACTTTTATTGTATCTGTCGTATATATCGTGATACACTTAACATAATTATGAATATATTAAGTTTATTTGACGGAATGAGTTGTGGTCGACTTGCTCTTGACCGTCTAGGAATTAAGGTCGACAAATATTATGCCTCTGAAATAGACAAATACGCTATTCAAGTCTCTTCAGCTAACTACCCAGACATTATCCAGATAGGAGATGTTTGTGATGTTAAAGGAGAGGACTACCCAGACATAGATCTTGTAATGGCAGGATCTCCATGCCAAGGATTTTCTTTTGCAGGCAATCAATTGGCTTTTGATGACCCACGTTCAGCGTTGTTCTTTGAGTTCGTTAGGATCTTAAAAGAGGTGAAGCCTAAATACTTTCTTTTAGAGAACGTAAAGATGAAGAAAGAATTCTTAGATGTCATCTCAGAACACGTTGGAGTAGAACCTATCTTAATAAATAGTGCTTTAGTTAGCGCGCAAAACAGATTGAGATACTATTGGACCAATATACCCGGAGTAGAACAACCTGAAGATAGAGGTATTGTGCTTAGAGATATTTTAGAAACCGAACCTGATGAAAAGTACGATATATCAGAAGCTAAAGTAGATAGAGTGCTTAACGCTAAAAGAGGTAAAGGTTTCTTTTACAATGAAGATTCAGAAAAGATCGGTACAGTCATTGCTGGTTATCATAAAGAACCAACGGACGGCAGCTACGTTGAGCAGCATAAACCAGTCAAGCACACAGAACGTAATCGCAGACATCTTAAAATGCCTGACGAGAAGTCTCTATGTATGACTGCGACTATGTACAAAGGTGCTGGGAACAACGGCATGACTTTAGTTCCAATGCAAGTCAGAGCCTTAACTGAACAAAGGACTGAGGAAAGTAAACGAATAAGGAAGGAACACCGACAAAAAACTGGGAAGGATTGGTCACCAAGAGGTGGAAAAGAAATGGTACCAAGAGAAGACGGCAAGATGAATACGCTGACTACTTCTTTAACCAAGTCTCATATTTTGGAAATCAAAGGCGGAGCATTAAGAGGTCGACAAGTAAGCGACGATGATTCATGGACTCAACAACTAGAGACAAGGGACGACGATAAATCAAATGCTTTGACTACCGTGCAGAAAGATAACGTAGTGGTTTCAACTAAACCCAACAAAGCTTTTGATATTTCAAGAGAAGAATTAAAAGATAATGAAAGACAACGAAGAGTGTACGAAACTAATGGTAAATCACCAACAATTCTTGCTAGGTCAGATAGTCCAAAAATAACAGAAGATGTAGAAAATTTACATTGGCGTAAATTAACTCCTTTAGAATGTGAAAGACTTCAAACAGTACCAGACAACTACACGAACCACGTTAGCAACACACAGAGATACAAGATGTTGGGTAACGGGTGGACGATAGAAGTTATCG